GTTTCTATGTCCATTAGAAGAAGGGTAATTTGCTTGTTTTGGTAGTTTCAAGATTTTCTTTGATCAACTCACTGAGTAGTTCTCGTTCTTGTAAACTCATTTGAAGTACGTCTTGGTAGCTGGCACCACCCCTCATGTACCACGACATTTTTAAACTTTGTTGCCTAATATCTTTAGCCTCCTGATCCATTTGATCTAGTGTACTAGATACCTCCTCGGGGCTCATTGTCAGGAGGCGCCCCCGAAAAAAGCGGCTTGATCTAAAGTGATTGTTTGCGGCCACTTGTGATTACAATTTGGGCAAGCGACTGTGAATGGTTTAATTTCGCCAGACCCTCTTAATTCAACAATACGATCTCGAACTGCTTCGTATAGTTTACGATCACAATTGATTAAAAATTCATGAATAAATTCAGTTTCGGTCACTAATGCTTGTGGTGTACGGATGCTGGCAATACTGTACTTGAGTGCTTCAACAGTTAGTTCTGTAATTTTCTTTAGTGTGGCATTTAGTTGTTCGATTTTGACATCGTCCGGCTGATCGGACTGTTGAATTTGCGATATGGCACGTTGTTGATCGTACTGCTGAAGATTGGTATTGTTTTGATGACGGTAAGATACTGGGCAGATGGCAATTTCTAAATCACCATGTTTGATCGGAGTATCGTAGTCAGGCGATTTAAGTTGATCAAGAATCATGCGTAAATCCAACAAAAAATCAGATTCGGTTTCGCATTCGGGGCACTTGATACCCAGTTCCATTTCGTGGCCATAACTGGCAATTCTAACAGATACCAAAATAGCATTTAAATCTGATCCAGGCATGTCCCAGGCATCAGTTATGGCCGGAATACAACTTTGTATCACATTGACCACTGCTTGTCCGTTAAACAATGCATCTGGTGTGCGGTATGTTATTTCGTCTATAGCAGTCATAGGATAAACAGGCAACTCTCGATTTGGGGGCAAATTCAATGATTTTTGTGACCAGTAACGACCTTCTGATGGCAGTCTAAGATAGATAGACGGTTGTCTAAAAAATTGTTTTAGCGGGTTTGCAGTTTGGGACATGATTCACCTATAAATATACCTATACTTATGGGTAAAAAAACATGGCTACTAATTTAGAAGATCAATCTCGAGAGCTGACTGCGGCTATGGAGCAAGCACAACGTGATGTGGCTGCATTGGGAAAAATCAGTCAAACCACCGCTGAGCAAGTAAAAGATGCTCAAATGAAAGCCAAATACGGCATGGAAAGTTTTAGCAAAGGTACTGCGTCAGCAGCCGGGGCTGTGATGTCATTAGGCGAGGCCGGTATGTCTGCCGCATCTGCCATGTTGGCCGGTAAAAAAGGTGCCTCGGCATTTAATAGCAGTGTTGATGGCATGGCCAAAGCGGCTCAAGCGGCTGGACTAGCATTAACATTTTTGGTACCTGGCGGACCAATTATAAAAGCATTAATTGCTGGCATGGCGTTGGCTGTGACCGCGTATGCTGAATATACCAAAGCTGCCAACGACATGGCCGACAAGTTGTATGATGGTTATCGTGGCATGGCCGAATCTGGAGCCGCTGCTGCTGATGGCATGGAAGGACTTTTCAAAGGGGCCCAGAAATTAAATCTTTCTATGAGTCAGCTTGGCGAGTATGTTCAGCTGGTATCTGCTAATAGTAGAGATTTGGCCAATTTTGGTGGGTCAGTTTACAAAGGTCGTCAAGCATTTGAAGACATAGGTCAGGCCATGCAACCGGCCACAGCAGGCTTGATGAAGATAGGCCTGATGCCCAAGGACATTGCCGAAGGCATGGCCGGCTACGTGAGAACACAGACTAGATTGGGCAATGCTCAAAAGATGACTGTGGATCAAATGGCCAGTGGTGTAAAAAATTATTTGATTGAACAAGATGCTCTGACTAAACTCACAGGTGTCAGCAGAAAAGAAGCTGAAAAAATGAGAGAAGATGCTCTCATGGAAGAACAGCATGCTGGTATGATTCGCAAATTGCAACTAGAAGGCAAAAACGAAGAAGCCAAGAATTTGATGGCAATTAGTGATGCGGCCAACAGACTTAATCCAGAATTTGGTAAAATGGTACGTGCGGCTCAGTCTGGTAATCTCTCAAACGAAGCCGCACAAAAATTATTAATGTCAGCCCCCGATGTTTTTAATGTGTTACAGCAAGGTCAAAAAGGCATACTCAAGCCCATGGAAGTCATGGACCGTGTGGTCAAACAGATTGGTGAAACTGGTGACAGAGCCGGTGCAAGTTTGGCAGTGTTGGGTGCCAATGATCAAACTTTTGTGGGCATGGGTTTGACTACTCAACTTCGAATTGCACAAGAAAAAGGTCTACAAAAAACTCTTGACGAAACCGAAGCAGAATTAAAACGCCAAGGTACCACAGCTAATAGCATGGTGGCCAAACAAGTTGATCTAATGACTGCGCAAATTGCCGCTACCAAATCAGTGGAACTTTTTATAAAAGATGGTATTGGCCCAGCACAAGACAACATGATCAAGTTAGCAGAGGCAACCGCTTGGGCCGCAGCCGGTCTCAATGAAATGTTCCATAATAAAGATCCTAAATTGACTGCCGCGCAAAACGAAAAAAAAGCAGCCTCAGAAAAAACTAACAAAGCATTTGAGGGTGCTAATTTTTTGCAACATTTAGGTATGGGCAGAACAACAGAACAAGAAGACGCAATTGAATCTGAAAGAAAAGCTATAGAAAGCATGAACAAAGCTCAGTTGGACGCAGGTGCAAAACAGATGGAGCCTTTTTATAAATGGGTATCTTCTTTCTTTGGCGGAGGCTCCAACTCGGCAGAACCAAAAGTTGAAGGTGCCAGAGCCGCAGGCGGCCCAGTTGATGCTGGCAAGTTGTACAAAGTGGGCGAGCGTGGGCAAGAATACTTTAAACCCAAGGTAGCCGGCGACATCATTCCCAACGACGTTGCAACCAGCATGGCCAGTGATCAACGCAAGTTAAATCAATTGTATAAAGAATTAATCAAAGACACTGAAGATTTGGAAAAAATTACAGATATTGAGCTGGTACGCACACGAGATTTCGGCAAACTCAGCAAAACTTTGATGGAGAAAAAAACTGAACTTGTAAACAAAGAACTTGAACTACTTAACAATCAACGCTCAGGACCCGCCGCGGGCGGTGGCATGGGCGGTGGATCAGGATTAAAAATGCCCACAGCCGGAAACATGCCCAGCATGGGTGGCGGCCAGGGTATGCAAATTAGCAGTCAAGAAGATCTTGCAAAAATGGGATTGAATATCAAATCCGGCGATGTGCAAGGACAAAATTCTAAAATTAGTCCTAAAATTATTGAACTGGCTCGTGCTATTCAATCAGGGGTGCCTGGATTTAGTTATTTTAGCAGTTTCAATGACAAGTACCATCAAGAAAACGCACCAAGCAGTCAGCACACACAGGGCCTGGCAGTGGACTTTGCTGTAGCTCAACCACCCAGTATTGAGGATGGTAAAAATATTACCAAGTGGCTCAAAGATATGGGGGCCAGCGTGGCAATTGATGAATACAACAGTCCCAGTGCCAAAGCCACAGGCGGACACTTTCATGCACAAATTCCTGCTTTTGAAGATGGTGGTGAATTGGGTGCTGGAAAAATTGGTATCGCTGGAGAAGCAGGTCCTGAATTAATTACTGGTCCCGCTAGTATAACACCCATGAATGAACTAATGAAAGCATTCAACGGCATGTCTGGGATATTAATGCAACAGGTGAATATGCTGGATGAATTGGTTAGAGCACAAAAAAACGGAAACGACATCTCTACAAAGATACTGCGTGTACAAACTTAATCACGGTAAATAAACAACTATGGCAGACAATAAAAGTTCGTGGCGTAAGTATTTCAAGGTAGCCGATACCTCTGGGGTGCAAAGTCCTATATCAGGTCGAAACCAATTTGGCCTTCCAAATTATACCAAAAACGACGGCACCGGAGATGTGCAAGCGGACTTTGTGTTTCGCAACTATGCGTCACGACTGCCGGAAGTTTACTCAGGTCACCCCAACCGTGTGGAACGTTACAATCAGTATGAGAACATGGACATGGACTCAGAAGTCAATGCTTGTTTGGATATCATTGCTGAGTTTTCAACACAGATGTCAGAAACAAACGGCACACCGTTTGACGTAAAGTACAACGACAAACCCACCGATCACGAAATTGAAATTATCAAGAAGCAGATGCAACAGTGGGTCAAGCTGAACAAACTAGACCAACGCATTTTTAAACTGTTCCGCAACACCATCAAGTACGGTGATCAAGTGTTTGTGCGTGACCCAGAAACATTTGAAATGTACTGGGTGGACATGAGCAAGGTCATGCGTATCATTGTAAACGAGAGTGAAGGCAAAAGACCTGAGCAGTATGTGATTCGCGACATTAACCCTAACTTTCAAAACATGACTGTGGCAGCCAAGACTACTACAGACTACATGACAAACCCCGTGACAGGCAGTGTTGGTGGCAGCTCAAATTACACCATGCCCAACGGCGGCACAGGCGGCGGAGCAGGTAACAGTCGCTTCATGCATGCCATGAACGAAGCCACAATTGATGCCAAGCACGTGGTGCATTGCAGTTTGAACGAAGGGCTAGATGTGTTCTGGCCGTTTGGACGTAGCATACTAGAACAAATTTACAAAGTTTACAAACAAAAAGAATTACTAGAAGATGCTATTCTTATCTATCGTGTGAGTCGTGCTCCTGAGCGTAGAATCTTCAAAATTGACGTGGGCAACATGCCCAGCCACCTTGCCATGCAGTTTGTGGAACGTGTGAAAAACGAAATGTATCAGCGCAGAATCCCTACCACAACAGGTGGCGGTGCCAACATGATGGATGCCAGCTACAACCCACTTTCAATCAACGAAGATTACTTCTTTCCCCAAGGTGCAGACGGCCGCGGTAGCTCAGTAGATACATTACCAGGCGGCGCAAATCTAGGCGAAATTGACGATTTGAAGTATTTTAACAATAAAATGGCTCGTGGTTTGCGTGTGCCCTCTAGCTATTTGCCCACTGGTCCAGACGACTCAGATCGTGCAATGAGCGATGGAAAAGTGGGCACAGCACTGATACAAGAGTACAGATTCAACCAGTATTGTGAACGTTTACAGTCATTGATTGCACAAAAACTAGACGATGAATTCAAGATGTTTTTGAAATGGCGTGGGTTTAACATAGACTCAGGACTGTTTAGTATTGGCTTTAATGCACCGCAAAACTTTGCAAGTTATCGTCAAAGTGAGCTAGACAACACACGCATTCAAGCGTTTATGCAGTTAGAACCGTTGCCTTACATGAGCAAACGTTTCATGCTTGAGCGTTTCTTGGGACTTACAGAAGCCGAAATCAAAGAAAACGAAGACATGTGGCGTGAAGAGCGTGATGATCCTGAACTCAAAGTCGCTGGTAGCGATCTACGTGCTGTGGGTATCAGTCCAGGCGGTATGCAAACTGACATTGACACAGGTGAAGAAATTGGCCAAATGGAACCAGCTGGAGCAGGCACTCCCGAAGTATCACCTGGCTTAGCCGGACCCACTGTGGCAGGCGGAGTTGGCGGAGCAGGAGCCGCCCCGGCAGCATAAATATCCGTATGATACTAAACGAATTTTGGCACAAAGATCCTGAAGCCTATCAAGATCTTGATCAAGACAACAGCCAAACACAACTGGGCGACATGCGTAAAACGCATTTGACCTTGCGACAACTCAACAAGTTACGCAAGATGAATGACGTTCGCACAGTTGAATACAAAGAAAAACTCAAAATGGTGCGTCAACAGTATGCACCTGCCCCCGAAGCTCCGGCGATGTAATTTATCGTCGTTTTGACCCCATAAACCGCTAGTTTTTCTCCTATAGTGTAAATAACAGCACACTTTAACCTATAGGAGTTTCCTTATGAACAGATTTGAACAATTGATCGAATACGTGATCAATGACGAAGACGCAAAAGCTCGTGAACTTTTCCATGACATCGTTGTGGAGAAAAGCCGCGAGATTTACGAGAATTTAATGGCCGAAGAAGCTGTTGAAGAAGAACTCGAAGAAGATACTGCCGACGACTCAGAAGACGACGAAGAGCCAATCGAAGAAGGCATGATGGACAACATCGAAGCCGACGAAGAGCAAGACATGAGCATGGAAGGCGAAGAAGATTTTGGATCAGACGAGCCAATTGGTGGCGATGCCCAAGACGATTTTGTTGACAATGTTTCAGCCGACGGCGAAGACATGGGCGGCGAAACAGAGCCTGCAACCAAAGACGACATTCTTAATCTTGAAGACAAATTGGACCAGTTGATGGCCGAATTTGAAGGCTTGATGGGTGGCGAAGAAGACATGGGCGACGGCGACGGTTTTGGTCCCGAAGAAGGCGGCGACGCTATCGAAATGGACGACACTAGCGAAATGGAAGGCCAAGGCATGTTTGAAAACGTGACATTGAAAGCGGCACCAAAGCCAGTAACCAGCGAAGAAGGCGGTGTTAACAAGAAGTCAATTGCACCAGCAAACGCCGGAGCAAAAGGCCCAATTGGTAACACAGTTAAGCCAGTATCTAGTGGCACAAATGACGGTGGCAAGCATGATGCAGCCGGTGCTTACAGCAATCAATCTAAAGAATTGATTGGCCGAGTTGGCAACACACCTGCTCAAAGCACACAAAACTTGAAGCCCGCAACAAAGCCTCATTTGGGACAAGCCAGCGGTGTTAATACAAAAAGCCCAGTTGCTCGCAGTTAATTAAATGAAAACATTAAGAGAACAACTTACTTTTAATCAGGCCAATATCCAAGTTCTTGAAGAATCTGGTCCAGATGGTCACGGTAAGCATCTCTATCTCAAAGGAATTTGCATTGAAGGCAACAAGCGCAATGCAAATGACAGAGTTTATCCCTTACACGAAATCAGCAAAGCAGTAAGCACTATTAATCAACAGATTAAAGAAGGCAACTCAGTATTAGGTGAAGTAGATCATCCAGATGATCTTAAAATTAATCTAGACCGTGTTTGCCACAGTGTTGAAGGCATGTGGATGGAAGGTGATGCTGGATGTGGTAAATTAAAAATTTTACCAACCCCAATGGGCGAGTTGATTAAAACACTACTCACATCAGGAATTAAACTCGGAGTATCCAGCCGCGGAAGCGGTAATGTTGACGACAGAACAGGACATGTTAGTGACTTTGAAATAGTCACAATAGATGTAGTTGCCCAACCCAGTGCCCCTAACGCTTATCCCAAAGCAATATATGAAGGTCTCATGAACATGAAGTACGGTCATAGATTGTTGGAAGTAGCAAAAGAATCTGGTACGGACAATAGAGTGCAGAGATATCTCAGAGATGAAGTGAAAAAGCTCATCAGAGATCTCAAAATATAAGGAGAATCTAATAATGTTAGATAGTTTAAAACCATTGCTAGATAGTGACCTGATCACCGAGGAAACTCGTACAGAGATTACCGAAGCTTGGGAAGCCAAGCTAAGTGAAGCTCGTGAACAGGCTCGTGCAGAACTCAGAGAAGAGTTTGCACAACGCTATGAGCAT